CGCGGCGGTGTCGGCCTTGGCTGCGAGCTGTGCCGTGGTCAGGCTGGTCTGGGGGAGATCGGCGTAACGTGCCCAGCTGCCAGCGCCGCTGGCCCCCGATTTGGTATAGAGGCCGCGATAGGCCTCCGTCGCATCGCCCCAGACACTGCCCTGCGACTGGGCTGGCCAGTCGAGATCCGCAAACAGCGCCGCCCGGGTCTCGTAATGAGGACCGGGCACCTCAGCGCGCACCTGAGCCGCCAGACGGCTGACGCTCATCCGCGCCGTCGATCCGTCACGGTTGACGATCACCTCGTCCGCGATGGAAACCGTGTCCAGGTATGTGGTGCTGACACCGTCGACCATGAGATACCCCTAGTTGATCGTGAGAGAGAAAGGACCGCTGACAGGGCCAGGCGCGCCATCGGCGGACAGAGGCTCGAGCCAGAGGGAATGGATGCCCTGGTCCAGACAGGCGCTGGTCTCCAGGTAGAGCACGACGTTATCGATCGACCCGGAAAAGGCCGCCGCTGCGTCGAAGCTAAGGGCGTTGTTCCCGGTGACGGCCTGGATACGCTCTGCCCACTGCCCGTCAGAATTGCGGACCACCCCGTCCCGCTGGGTGCCGCCAGTTAGGGCAGGTGCCACGGTGCCTGCAGACACGCCTGTTGTGCGATAGCTCAGCCGATACCATTTTCCGGCGGAGAGGCTACGCGCCTGCGACAAAGACCCAGCGGCACCGGCTGTATGCGTCGCCAGACCACCGGCTATTGCCCAGTTGGTTCCGATCGCCCAAGCGGCCGGGGTGTTCATTGTGCCCCCGGCAATCAGGTTCTCGCGGGTCGTATCCCCGAGCGTCAGAGTGACAGTTTGCTGCCGATGTACGTCCATCGGAGCACCTACCGCATCGGTGGCGCGGTCCAAGATGGCCGAAGTCGAGCGGTACAGCTGGACACGGGCCAATGCGTCATCTGCCCCCGTGCCAAAAGTGATCGTCGCTCCGCCCAGAAGGGCAGTGGCCACGATGCTGTCAGCAGGCAGTGCAGAGGGGATTGGCGCATCGCCTGCCCCGATCGTGACCCCGATCACAGCAGTAAAAGGCCCGGCCACATCGGTAAAGCTGAAGGCCTGGGCGCGCAGCTCGACTTCTGCCCCGGCGGTGTAGCCGGTGATCTCGCCTCCACCATTAGCTGCCGGCATATCGATCACAGTCCAGCTGGCCGTACCTTCGAGGCGGTGGCTGATTTCGAACCGGGCGGCCGTGATCGCGCCACTGCCGGGTTCAAGGCGGAACACCAGACTACCGGCTGCATCGGCCCCGGACAGGCCCGAAGATATCTGCACGAAGCGCGGCGCGGCGGGCTGCAGCATGTTGGCGTCGATTTCGGCGCCCACGCGGCTGGACCAGGCGGGGATTTCATCGGCATCGAGCAGCGCGTCGATTTCTGACGCAACCGGCACCATGCGCATGATGCTCGCCAGATCGGTCGTCGCTTCGACGCCGGTGACGACCAGGCTGAACGATTCTGATCCTGCGGTGCCGAAAAGGATCAGATCGCCTTCGCCTGGCGCACTGCCGTCCCCGGCCAGCGTCAGGATCCGTGTCTCTCCTGGCTCGTTGCTGACGGGGCAGAGCATCGACAGACCGATGGTATCGTCAGGATCGGGAAAAGCCCGCCAGCGGATGGCATAGCTTTCGCCCCCGACCATGGTCACGGCATCATCGATCTCGACCAGATTGCCGACGACACGCCGCACCCGGGCGGCTTTCTGGACTGTATCCAGGATGTCGTTCGAAAGACGGATGTGATCGCCGCGGGTTGCGACCCGCACGGGGCCGTCCTGCGTGACCTCGAAGGTGTCGGGCCGCCAGATCGCCTCGTATTGCCGCCTGCGCGCCTCACGCCAGACCTCGGGGGCATCGGTCTTCCCAGGCAATTCCAGCACCTCGGTCAGATCGATCTCGCCCGTATGGCCGGGCCAGCGCACCAGCCATTCGGCCGGTTTGAAGTCGTTCTCCGCGTCCTGGAACTTGACGCGGAAGGCATGGGGCGGATCGATATAGGTGCGGGTCGATTTGAAGCCCCAGCTGTTGCGGGGCGAGATGTGGTCGATCACCGGCTGATCGGGGCGATCGACTGTGACACCCCAGCGCAGACCGTCATGCCGCGGCGCGGCCCGACCGGCGCCAGCGATTTCTGCCAGCAGATCCCGGAGCGTGATATCGGTGCCGTCGATCACCTTCGAATAGGTCAGGCCCCTGATCCGGCAGAAATCGTGCCAGTCCTGCAGCTGGGCCAGATCGATCTGCGCATCGGATTGCGGCCGGGGATTGGCCGGGCTCTGCAGCACGTAGCGATAGAGCGCGGCGGGGTTGCGGGTGACGCGGGACACCCATGTTTCGGTCAGGTGATCCCAGTCGAGGCAGGGCCGCTCTGCGATGGCCGAGAAATTGTCCAGCGCCCCGTTGAGCTGATGCGTCGCCTTGACCCGCAAGGCCACCAGGCACAGCGGCTCGCTGAAGGCGAGCGGGTATTCCGGGCGGATGGTCTGCAGCGCCGCCCAGGTGCAACGCTGCTGTTTCTGGCTGCTTTCGGTTTCATCCGTCAGCATCGTCAGCCGGATCTGCCAGCGGCCGCGCGACGGAAACTCCCAGCTGTGCTGCCGGTAGAACCCTTCGATTTTCTTGGCCGTGATGTCGAGCTGGGTCACGGGCTGCCATTCCTCAGCCGTGACCAGGCGCTGTTCGATCCTGACGCTGACCGAATGCTGCCGGGCCTTGCCGCTGTCGCTGAACTTCACCAGACCGCCTGCGAAGGACAGGATGACCGATGCGCCGGAGGCATCGGCGCCGGTCGTGCGCACCACCGGGGTTTCTTCGCCCGGCTCGCCCTCGATGACCTCGCCGAGATCGTCCCGCGGCAGGGGTCGGGTCAGTTCGGCCCCCACATTCTCCTCGACGATCTGACGCGGGTAGAGGCTGGTCGGCAGATCGCCCGGCACGCCCTGGCGCACCTCGATCTCCACCTCGTCATATTCGGCGAGGCTGGTTTCACCGATGCGGAAATCCGTCAGGTTCAGCGGACCATAGCCGAAGCTGAACAGGCTGCGGATATACTGCAGATCGCCTACGATCTCGGTCCAGGACATGGCAGCGAAAGGCGGCGCATAGCGGATGCGGCCCAGCACCACAGGCACTGCCCCATCGGGTTGCACCGGGTTGCGCCAGCCGCTGATCTGATAGCGGTTTTCGCGGTTCTGGGGCTTGGGGGGCGGGATCAGCGCATTGACCAGCAGGTTGCCCACCACAGTCAGTCCGGCGGTGACCAAACTGACCCCCAGCTGGCTGGTGATCTGCAATGCCCCGGCGAGCGGCCCGCCGAGTGCCACCGCTGCGATGGTGACGACGATCGCCAGAATGGACCGCAGCGCATCGCCAGCCGGAATCGCCCGGATCACGATCTGCACCCCGGGCTTCGGGCGCACAGCATGCCACAGGCCGCTGTCGATGATGATGGCGCCGCGGTCATCGACCAGGCTCACCCGCAGCTGGGCGTGATCCGCCTCGGCCATACCGGGCAGCGCGGCTGCCACCACCTCGGCGACGGTCAGGCCGACGGGCAGTTCCATATCCACCCGGCCGAGGCCGGGATCGAGCAGCGGGGCCGCAATGACGCGCATCTGGCTCATGCCCGCGCCCCTTTCGACACCAGTTCAACATGGCGAAAATGCCCGTTGAAACGGTGTTTCCAGCGACCGTTCTCATAGCGCTCGATGACGGAGGAGCGCTGGTCTGCCATGTGCAGCATCCAGCCATGGCGCACCACGATACCGACATGGGCCGAGAACTGCCCGCGACGGAACACGGCAATATCGAAGGCCCGGGCCGTGCCGGTGATCGGCAGCCAGAGCGGCGAACTGGTGGCGCCCTCGATCAGGCTGGCGATCTCGCCCAGCTCGTCGATCGAGGCATATCCCAGATATTCGGGCAGGCTGATGTTCAGCTCTTCCTGGTAGACGACACAGGCCAGGCCCCAGCAATCGCACCCTGCGCGGTCGCGGCCGAGTGCCTGATGCGGCAGGCCGATATGGCGATTGGACCAAGTCATATGTGCAACCCCGGGAAACGGCCGCGCGTCATCCGGCCGGTCGGGAACAGTTCGTTTTCGACCTCCTCGCGGCTGAAGTTGAGCAGGATCTCGCCCGTATCGATGTCGGCTGAGAGGATCTGCAGATCGGTCCATTCGCCTTCGATCAGATCGGGCGAGCTGGCGAGGACCACGGCCATGTGGATTGTGGCGCGCGTGGTGTAACTGCGCACCAGGCGCGCCATTTCCGGGTCGAGGATTTCGAGGGCGATGGTGCCGCTGGCTGGCGCATCCTCCATATCTGACGGCAGGATCGCCGAGGCGACCACCCAGAGGAAGGGCTCCTGCACCGGATCGGCGCCGCGCCAGCTGGATCTGGTGCCATAGACCAGCGGGTCAGCTTGGATGCGTTCGGTCGGGTCGGTAGAAAGCCGGATCGGCGTTGCCAGATCAGGATGGATGATTTCCAGCAGCACCACATAGATCTCGGCCGAGGCCTGAGCATCCTGAATGGCGCGGGCATTGAGGCTGACGCGTCTCATGGCATCACCACAACGCTGAAAGCCTTGCGGAACTCGGTGCCCTGGATGCTCTCCTGCGGCAACTGATCGCCAAAGCTGACCAACCAGCGGGCCGAGAGCAGCAGCGGCACGCCACCGGACAACAGCGGATTCCCGGCATTGTCCAACATGGGCCATCCGTCCGTCGTCGGATCTGGCATCCAGAACAGCAGCGATCCGCCCCGGGTGATATCCCCAAAGAAGCGGTCGAAAATGGCCTTCTGGTTGCGGGTCAGCATGACAGACAGCGAAACCATCTGAGCCGCAGAGGAAAAGCGCCGCCGCCAACCAGGCGGCCCGGCATCCGTCTGGCGCTTCAGGCGGCTATCCTGCGGCTGGCGCTGCCAAGAGTTGCGCTCCGGGCGTGGCAGGGATGTGGGCCAGACTGCATAGGTCATCTAGGCAGTCCTGCACGGGTTACGCCGAA